TGAAGTTACAGAATTTACAACTCCAATTACTGCATTATTAGCTCTGAAATATAGAGTATCACCTACTGCAACTTCAGAATCAAAATGATTATTGCCTGTTCCAACTACAGCTGTTGTAGAAGTACTAGCAGCGTTTACTAGACCAACAGGTTCTCCAATATAAGTTTTAATATATCCTTTGTCATAAAAGACTCGAGTATTAGAATATATGCCAATAGCAGTAGTATTAGAATCAACTAATGTAGCAGTTGCAGAAACATTTGATGTAGATACTAAAGTAGCATTCACAGAAGAATTCGTAGCTAGTCTTACAGTATTTGCTAGATTCCAGTCTCCTCCGGTAATACTTATAACTAGATTTCCAGTGGCTGCTGTACTATTAGCAGTCAACGATACAATATAACCATTTGCTACTACTGCATTTGAATTACTGTATCCAGATACAACGTCTGAAACTGAAAATGTATTTCCAGTAATGGCACTATAGTTATAAAGTTGAAGAGGTTGAACTATACTCGTGAACGGATAGAAAGATCCATTTACATTACTTGTAGTTATCACGGCATTAGATATTATTATACTAGATGTGTTTTGATAACCGTATCCACCATCTATTAAGGTATAAGCAACTTTACCAGTGCCATTAGATACTGCTTTTACGCGAGCTTTACCCCGAACGCCGCCTGATCCAGAAATATCCATAATATCGCCAATAGCATTAAAGGCGCCTCCTTGAGTTACGGATATTTCATTTAAAGATCCTACAATATAAGGAGATCCTTCAAGACTGTTATTATCAGTAATATATTCCCCAGTTTCAAATTGTCCTTTAATATTACTTAGATAGATTATATCAATGAATCTGCCATTAATTCTTTTTCTAACAATATTTTCAACAAAAGCCTTTGCTTCAGATGTAGCACCTGTAATTTGTTGTCCTAAAAATGTAAAAGCTCTATCGGATTTTGAACATTCTAAGTATTTCGGAATATTCCATATTCCATCAGATGGTTTAAGAATATCTAGGCCTGGATCATAAACTTCAATATCTTCATTAAATACTAATCTAAAAAGAAGTTTATATGCTTCTGAACTGCCTTTAGCTTTATAAAGATCTTGAATATGTTTAACTAGAAACTGTTTAGATGCGGCTGTGGTTTCTGGTAAGCTATTTAAAAACTCATTCTTAAATTGCTTTAAAAATGACTCTACTGTATAATCTATATCTCTATATTCTAAAAGCTTTCTAGATTCAGATCCACCCTGATCCAACCATTCATAATACGCTTTAATAAATGATACAAACGCATCTCCATCTTCTTGATAAAAGCTTGGAAATTGCGATTGGACTAATGCTGATAATTTAGCTTCTATATTCTTCATGCACGCGCGGCCGAAACTGTGATATTGATATCAGCATCATCTATTAGTAATACTGTATTATTTTTTACAGAGAAGTCATTATATAAGGAAGATACTGACACATTAATTTGGTCTCCAGTATAATTTACAAGCGCTGGAAGATTAATTACAACTGCTCCTGTAGTATAATCAATTGTTCCAATACCATGTTCTATCACTACTATACTTGTTGAATTATCAATAGATGTAACAATTGCAATCTCTCCTTCACCAATATCATATAGATAAGCAGTCACATTGGAATATTCAAATACGTCTGACTTGACAGTATTTTCTTTTAATACATTTTGATAATCTAAATTAAACTGTTGCGCTGTACCTATAGTTGGCGAAATTTTCTTAATAAGTGTAGTAATTAGATTAGAATTTATTATACTATCATCAGAAGAATCTATAGTAGAAGCTAATTTAGAATATCTAAACGTTTTATTAAAATCATTTAGATAAGTTGTATTGAAAGTTTTAATTGCATCAAAAATGATATTTTTTATATCACCTTCAGTCTTAGATGAAGCATTTAAATTATATGATGCAGTAGCATTAACACCAATATATGTATAATCAGCATCTACAACTTTGGGTTCAATTGAGATTGACATCTTAGTTAGAATATATGATTGAATATTAGATTTTACAATATCAGGAACTCCAGCAAATTCTGATAAATCAACTGATATGAACACTGTTCCATATTGTGGAGGATTTAATACTTCTCCACCATATACATTAATTGCTCGTATATCTGGATACTTAGATAAAAGAATAGTTCTATAATCATCAATTGTTATTGCACGATTTTGCGTTTGATAGTGTCTTGGAGCATTATATTTTATTGAATTCATAGTTTCTCGTTCAGAACCACCATATGCAGCAACATTTGTAGTAACAGATATTACTGATGTGGAGTATCCAGCAATAGTTGATGCTGGAATAAATGTATCTGCTTTATTGGCAGCAGCGCCTTTTGAAGTTCTATATGAAGCTAATATTAGATTTCCATTGATTGGTCTGACGCCTATAATATCATCACCAAATATTAATTCATAACGATTTTTATCAGCAGCTTGTACAAAGAATATTTTAGAATCATTCTTATATCCAAGAAGAGTATCTGTTTGAATAAATGCAGTATTTGTAGTATCTGTTGATGAATTTTGTATTTTAAGATCTAAACTAGATGTATCTAATGTGGTATTATTAAGAATAAATCTTTGATTCTCTATAGTAGTATCAACAGAAAATGTTTCAGTAACATATGTTCCTTCATAGATGGCAACATTAGATGCTAGATAATTATCAGCAGATGTAACTATGATAGATTGATCAGTAGTAAATGTGTAAATTGTATTATCTATGCGAGATGTAAATGGTGTTCCTTTTGGAATAGTGATAGTAGCAGGACTATCATTTGGAACTATTGATATATCAACATATGATACGGCTGATGTATATGAACGAGGAGTATAATTAAGTTCTTTTGCTCTAGATACAACAGAATCCATAATCTGTGCTGAATCTAAAAACATTTCAGAAATAGCCATATTTGTATAAAAATTATTCATATATGTGTTATATGATAATACGTCAAGAAGGACACTAAGATTAGATCCATCAAAATCATAATCTTTAAATTGTGTTTGACCCTTAAGGTATGTTGATAGATTAGAGCGAATAGTATCAAAATCCAGTTGCGATACTACAAGTGCTGAATTTGATGCCATGTTATCTAACTCTGTCCATTGTTAATGTTGTTGATAATGTTGTAACTTGTAAACTATTTATTATCGAAAAAGTGATGGTAACATTTACAGAATTATTATCATTAGCCCCGCTTACTATTACATCTATAATTTCGGCTCTTGATTCAAAATTTTTAATAGCTGATATAATATCCATCTTAATGACTTCTAAAGTTATAGGAGTCAGATTTTCAAATAGATATTTTCTAATATTTGCACCAAATGTTGGTCTAAATCTGCGTTCATAATGATTAGTCAAGAGAATATTCTTAATGGATCTCTTTACAGAATCTTCATTAGACAATCTAGTTAGATCCTTTTTTATAGGATGTATACTAAAGTTTGTCTGAAAATCTGAATAGATTTCTTGTTTATTTGTAAGAGGCGTAGATACCAAGACTATCTCCTTAAATATTGAACTATTTATATGAATTTTTGAGAACAGGTATTTACATTAATCCAATATAGTGTACTATAAATATATTGTTCGGTGATACGGACTTGAAGTTGTGAAGACCCGGGTGCGATTCCCGGCGCCTCCACCATGAATACTTGAGTATATCAGATGCAAGTTCAAGTATTCATGATGGGGGCGACCAGTATCGATTCACATTGGATGGGAAGAGGAGAACACGGTAAGAAACGACCGCTAATCAGTTCAAACTTATAAATGCTAACGACAACGAAAGCATGGATACCCGCCTAGCGGCGTAAGTATTCCGGGGTATGGGTTCCACCTAGCAACAGAACGGGCCCACTAACATGAATGGAGTTAATATGAAAAAGACTAATCTGAATGACTTTGATGCGCCAGTAGTCATAAACAACGGAATGTTTCAAATTCAGTCCGATGATTATCTAAATCAGCTTATTATAAATAAAATTGTCGTTCTGCCCCTGAGACATATTCAGGGTAACATTGAAAGTAAGACCTCAAAGGATTCGGTAATCATAATCCTAAGCGGTTCAGGATCAATGGAGGTAAATGGATCAAGTGTGCAGATTACTGCTGGTGATGTCATTGAAGTAAGGGCAGACGAAACCTTTACAGTTACAAATGATACACTTGAATCATCTATACAATTTATTTCGGTATTAACTAAGAAGTGAGTTGACTTCCTCCCTATAAAGGAGAAGCCATATGGGTTTCAAAGTAAACTATTATCCAGAAGTAATTGCGCTTGTGGCAGTACTAACTATATCAATAAATGCTAATGCTAATATACCACAACATGATGTAATTGGTGATATTATTGAACAAAACAACTATACGGCACCTGTACCAACATTACAAATTCAGGAACCGCCACTAGAAATCAAACCGGTAGACCAAAAAGAATTGTACTGTTTGGCAGAAGCCGTATATTTTGAAAGTAAAAACGAATCTCTTAAAGGCCAGAAAGCTGTTGCGCACGTAATAGTTAATAGGTCAAAGAGTCATAAATTTCCAAGCACAATTTGTAGAGTTATTAATCAAAAGAATCATTCTACGTGTCAATTTTCATATAAGTGCGAAGGAAAATCTCTTGTACCAAAGAATAAAGAAGATTATGAGTTAGCTATGGATGTAGCTCAAGACACTTTAGATGGTGAAGAGGATATTACAAAAGGTGCTTTGTATTTTCATAATAATACTGTAAAGCCCGTTTGGGCTAAAGCATCTAGACTAACTATGATTATTGGTAATCATAAATTTTATAAAGGATGATAATATGGTGATGAATACTAAAGCTAAGGAGTTCTATGAAATTGTAGAAAACTTAGTTTGGAAACATGATATTGATTATATGGATGCAATTATTATGCATTGTGAAAAGAATAATATTGAAGTAGAAAGTGTTGCATCCTTGATTAAAAGTAATGAAAATATCAAGAGTAAGATTCAAATTGAAGCAGAGAAACTGAATTATTTGCCAAAGACTGCCCGATTGGATATCTAATGGATGCATATGCCGCATACGTGATGTATCTGGCTTTGAAACGACACTTTACTCTTGGTAGTAATTATGACTACTTTAAATATAATGGTAAGACGAATGCTTCAAAGCAATCGTTTGAGACTAGACGAGATAGGTACTCTTTTCATAAGCTGTCTAAGAAGGATCATCCTAGGGACTTCGTGGTAGCAAACTTTCTACAATATGGTCCAACTATTTGGATTGGTGATTTGGTTTCTGACTCTAAGTATGAAGATACTTACAGATCTTGGTTAAAGAGAAGAGAATCTATCTCGTATGTCTTCAAGAATGATCTAGAACAACTAGAGAATATAGATGCAGACCTTAAGTCAATTAATGGAGATTATCCAAGACTGCTTCAGCTCTATATGAGAAATAAAGTATGTATAGAGACTATTATTATTCTATCTAATTTAGCTGGGTTTATTAAAAGATGGAATAAAGAAATCTTGGATCCAGTCATTTGGCCAGAGATATATAATACATGTATAAAGTATGCGCCATTTATGGAATATGATGCAGAAAAACTTAAAAAAATAACACTAGAAACAATATGTTGATGGAGATATTATGGTAAAACTTGTTTTGACAAATAATGGTGTTCCAATGCACCTTGGTGGATCTGATGATTTCACACATTGTGACGAAGGCGCTCTTGATTTTCTAATTGAAAAGTATGGTATTAAGTCTTGGCTAGATATTGGCTGTGGTCCTGGCTGGATGGTCAAGATGGCTCAAGAAAAGGGCCTAGATGCTATTGGTGTAGATGGAGACTTCTCTGTAACTCCACCTGAAGAAATTAAGGATAAGCATTTTATTCATGATTTTTCTGTTGGCTCCTGGACACCTCCACGCAAGTTTGATCTAGCTTGGACAGTAGAATTTGTAGAACATGTTGAAGCTAGATATATCAGCAACTTTGTGGAACCAATGAAGAGCTGTAAGTATGTGGTTATGACTCATGCTTTCCCAAATCAACCTGGCCATCATCACGTAAACTGCCAGACAACAGAATATTGGGTTCATATCATGCTGGCCTTTGGCTTTGAAGTAGATCTTGAAGCAACTAATGCTCTTCGGGCTTCTTCAACTATGGAAGAGCGTTATATTCGGCAACAGTCACTCTTCCTAAGAAATCTAAATTATGTCGAAGCCGCCGCGTAAACCTATTGTAAAACTTAAAGTTTTGTCAAAGAATGTTCCTCGAAAATCTGGGAAACCATCACATTATGCTCGAGGTGCTAATAATAAAATGTTTCTTACAAATCCAGTAAGAAAAAGAAAACCAAAGTAGTTTACATTAATTGAATACGTGTTATAATAAGCTTATGCGGGGTTGGTATAGAGGTTGTGCCTCAGCCTTCATTGATTTTATAAATACATGTAGGAGGATTCTTATATGTTTTACACAATTTATAAAACTACAAATGGAGTAAATGGTC